TCAGCGCCTGCCCACGAGGCGCGCCGCGAAGGCGCCGGCGTCGGCGATGACGATGGCGGGCACGAGCACCAGCGCCATGTCGTGGATGCGCGGCGGCACGTCGATGACCACCAGGTCGAGCCCGAACCATGGGTTGACGATCTGCACCAGATAGATCGCCGCCCACCACAGGCCAAACGGCACCACGATAAGCCAGCGGCCGACTGAGGTCGCCGACCAGGCCCGGCCGGCCTCGGCGACGGCGATGTCGCGCGCCGCCTCGATGCGGGCAATGGTCTTGTCCGCCTCCAGCCGCTCAATGTCGTTCTGCGCGGCCAGCCGGGCCTGATAGGCCGCCAGCAGCGGGTCGGTGAATTGCTTCACAACCCCGCCGCCCAGCCAGTTGAGGATGGTTGTGAGCATTTCAGGCCTCGTCGAACGGAGGAATCGGGACGGTCTGCCCGGCAAGTGCGTGGGTACAGTCGCTGAGAAACTGGATCTGGCCGTCCCGCACGAAGGAATGGCAGCGCATCAGATCGCGCCCGGGATTGTCGGGATCGCCCATCCGCACGAGAATGGAGGGTGTGAACGTCGGTGCATCCGGATTACCATTGTAACCCCACCGAGGCCCGGTCCCCTCGCCTACCCTGACCTGATGCGCGCCATCGCAACCAGGGCACCAGAACATCAAACCGTCCTGAGTTTGACGGAGAATTTTCGAGATCGAGGCCATCACCGGCCCTTCCCGATCCTGTTGCGGCGCATGTCGACCTCGGGATCGGACGGCAGCACCGCGGCCCGCGGGCGCATGAGGATATTGACCAGGAAGGCCGCCACCAGCACCCAGCGCTGCCACTCGGCCGGCACGATGGCCAGCACTTCCGGCGAGCTGAGGATTTCCGGTGCGATCAGCAGTATCGCCAGCACCAGGTTGACGATCCAGGTGCGCCAGCGCACCAGCGTTTCGAGCGGTTTGGTCATCGCGTCAGTCCTTTCCGTGGCGCATGAAAAAGGCCGCCATCGCGGCCAGGATGATCGAGAGCAGGTTTTGCGGGGCTTCCCGCCGCTCCGGCGGCGGCGGTGAAAAGTCCTCGTCCTTGGTCGCCAGGGCGCGAGTTATGGCCTCCTGCGTGGCAGAGCCCGCCTTGCCGTCGATCGCCAGCCCGGCGCCGGCCTGGAACAGCCGCACATTGGCCTCGGTCTCAGCCCCGAAACGACCGTCGACACCCTGCAAAAAGCGGAAACCAAGCACCTGCAGGTCGGCTTGCAGATTGCGCACGGCCTCGCCCTTCATGCCGCGCGCCAGCAGCGCGCTGGCGCCGGCCGGCAGCGCCATGGCCTCGCCGGCGGCATGCTTGACATAGGCAGCGGCAAGGCGGGTGTGATAGCCGTGCACCGCATAACTCTTGCCGTTGTATTTCCGGGCCGCATCGGCCCAGCTGCCGGGCTTGGAAAAGTCCTTGCCACGCAACTGCGCCGCCAGCCCCCACGCCTGGAGCAGTGCGACCATGGCCATCAGCTGCTCGCGCTCGCCCTGCCGCATGACGCCGAACATCGCCTCAGCCGAGGAGAAACCCGCCGCTTTGTGGTTTGCGCCGAGGATCTGCGGCAGACCATAAGAGCCCGACCGAAAGGCCGGCTCGCGCGCGATGCCGATGGCCGTCGAGAGGCGCGGATAGCTGTCGGCCGGATAGGCGCCGGCCCGCCATTTTGCATAAGCCACACCGGCCGAGACGGCCCGCTGCCGCACCGAGCCATCCGTATTGCGATACATGACATGCGGCTCGAACAGCATTTTCGGTCGGTTCCGGCTGTCAAATCCCCTGCCCGCCGCCTCAACCTCGAGAAAGGCCAGCAAAACAGCCGTCTCGATACCGATGGCGCGCGCAGCCGCGCCCACGTCGCCCTGCACCAGGCGACGCCCTGTACCCACGAAATTCATGGTGATCTCCGATGTTGGAAAGTCAGTGTTTACCGCCGCGGCGGATCAGCCTTGCGGACGGGTCCCGAAGGTGTTGCGATACTGCCGGGAGATTATGCGATGCACACAGCAGTCCAGCTTGCCATCGCCGGGGCGATAGGCTTTGCCGGCGTCACGGTTTTCAGCCTGCCCGATAGCGGGACGTCCCAATTCATGGTCGCGGCCCAGAACTGCAACATCAAAGGCAATGTCAGCACGCAGGGCGAGCGCATCTACCACGTCCCCGGTCAGGAATATTACAACGACACGCGCATCAGTGCGTCGCATGGCGAGCGTTGGTTTTGCAGTGAGGAAGAGGCAAGGGCCGCCGGCTGGAGGCGGTCGAAAAGGTAGCATCAACTATCACTTCTGACGGCTAGAGCACGCCGGTCCTCACACCAGCTCGTACATGTCGTTATAGGTCCCGGTGGTGCCGGCATTCATGTTGCCGTTGTTGAGGATAAGCTTTCCGAAGCGGCTGAAAGCCTGAGGATAGTGCCGGGCGGGTAGCGTCGTGCCCGCGATTTCCCGCCAGCTCACGCCATCGCGGCTGGCCCAGGTGTCGCCAAAATTGACGCCGGCGCGATTGTTGTAGCCACCCATGATGACCATCTCGTCGCCATGCACCGCAAACCCGGGCCACATGCGCGCGGCCCAGGGGGCGAACTCAAGGATGCGCGTCCAGGGGCCGGAAATCGGATCGTCCGCCACCCAGACATCGTTGAACGAGGTGCTATCTGGATATTGCTGCTCGGGCGGATCGTTGGGCGTCGTAACGTCGCTGCCGGCGGCGATGTAGAGACGACCCTTGAGGTCCCACAGCGCATAATTCTCGCGATAGAACGGCATGTCCTCGGTTGACCAATTCTCAAGGTCCTCGGTCCACCAGACGTGGCCCTGGCCGCACATGATCAGCCGATCACCCCGATCGATCGGCCACCAGGTTTTCCGCGTGTTGGCCTCGGTTGCAAACGGCGGATCGCCAGCAACCGCGGTGAAGGTCAGCCCGTCATCCTCGCTGATCATCACCGGATCGCCGAGCGCCACAATGGCGCCCTTGAACGATATGACGGGGCACCACCCCGTGTATGGGGTGGCATCGTTGACCAGGTGCCAGTTGATGCCATCGTATGATCGCCAGAGGTCCGGCAGCAGGATATGGCCCGGCTGGTAGCCGTTGGAGAGGTAGAGTAGGCCCTTGTGCTCAAAGACGCGGGAGCTGTCCCGGTGTGAGTAGGCAGCGTTACCCAGCAGGGTCCATCCGCTATCGGCATGCAGCGCCTTGTTGGCAGTGATCTGGATGGCACCCATCAGTTGACCCCATAGATGACGCCAAGCGCCAGCACCTTCGGCCGCTTTGCATTGTCCGTTTCGATCCGCCAGCGGCCGAGCGTGCCAGGGTCACTCGTCAGTTCGGTCCTGTCCGTGGCGAAAACGCCTGAGCCGTCCGGCCGCTGATAGAGATGAGTGGCCGTGAGGACGGTGTAGTCGTCGCCATCGCGGCTCAGCGAGACCAGCAAATCGGTGTTGAGCGTGGCGTCCTGCAGGTCGGCGATGAAGTATAGCCGCGCCCAATCGGGCTCCGCCGACAGCGTCAGGGCCGAGCTGCGCACGCTCATCGCACTGGTGCGGACCTGGACCTGATAACAGGTAAGGCGATCATAGGTGGACGATGTGGAGTATCCTCCCGGCGCCGACACACCGCCCTCGTCCGCCCCCGCCTTGGTAGAAAAAGAGCCGCCTATCCCGCCGCTGGCGATCGTCCCAATCCGAAGGTCGCCCGATGTACAGTGCATCGCGACGATCAGGTCGCGACTGTCGTCAAAGTCAAAGTCGAGCCAATCTGTTTCGACGTCGCCGTTGACTGGCACCGTGAAGCCGGCGTCGCCGCCAACCTTGATCTGTTTTTGACCGCCATCAAAATCCCAGACGTTGCCGGAACTGGCCTTGTGGCCCACATAGACGGATGAGAGGACGAGGGCCGCCCCCGTGGTTACCCCTGCCAGCCTCAGCTTAATTTGGTCACCCTTACCACTCAGCTTTGAGGCCGGGATACGAAAACGAAGATTGTAGCCCCCATAGTTGGGCGAATCGTGGGTGAAGCTGATGCTCATCGCCGTGACCAGAGGCAGGGGCTTGAGTAGCCCGGCCTCGGACGTATCAAGGCCCAAGGCAGCCGCGGTGTCCACATAGGTGAGCGTGTTAAAGCCATCAAAAAGCCCATTGCCGTCAGGCCCCGCCGTCACCGGCCCGCTCATCCGGTCCTCGGCCTGTTCCAAAGCGAGGGTCGCATAGAAATTCTGCGTTTCGTCGGCCGTCTGATCGGTGGAGATCACCGGCTGGGTCGGGTCGGTCGCATCGATGATAATGCCGGCCCCTGGCACCAATCCGGCCACGGTGCCCGCACCGTCGACACCACGCGGCCCACGATAGTCGACCGCCTCGGCGATATTAGTCGTATAGGTGCCGTCGCCCTTTCGGTACTCGCTCACGTGGTCGGTGGGCGGGGTACCCTCACCGCCGACATAGCCGATCAGCACCTCAACGCGCCGCTCGCCGTCCGCGACGCCGGCAAACATCGGCGACCAGCCTTTGTCGCCCTGATCGCCCTTGCTGCCCCTCGGGCCGGTGTAGAGCGCCGCCACGTCCCAGTCTTCACCCGCCTTGACCACGACGCCGGAACGATTGTCGTAGACGCCGCCGAGGTCGCGCACGAAGACCCGGAAGCCGTCATCCTCGCTATCGTGGGCGGTGAGACCCGCCATGTCGTTGACGGTGGCGTCGGTCTCGTAGGCGTCGCCCTTTTCGCCCTTGAGCCGCCATTCAACCGCCAGAGGCTCGGCCGCCAGCTCGCCGTCTGAACCGATCACCTCGACCGCCAGCCGACGATAACCGCCCGAGCCTGCCGGCGCCTCGGTCAGCGCCGCTGCGAGATAGGCGTTGCTGGCCAGCGAGCGCAGGATCAGCACCGTGCCAGCGCCCCAGAGCCCGATGATCCCGGAGACGTCGCGCCCGCCCTCATTGGCGTCGAGCACGTCGATATAGATCTCGCTCACGCCGGCGCCGGCCGCATCGAGCGCAATATTGCCCGGACCCGGATCGTTGTCGCCGGTGACGCCGATAAGGTTGTAAAACAGCCCTCGGCCATTGGCGTCGAGCACGCCGAGCTGGCTCATCACCTCGGCGGAGCGCTTGTTGAGCGTGGCCGTCGCCACCTGCTCGGGCGACAACTGGGTGATCTCGGCCGCCACGGTGTCGGTGGCGCCGGCATAGGCCCGCGTCAGGCGCACATGGCTGGTGTCGATCCGCTCGCCGACAAAATAACCCAGCCCGTCGAGCATGATGGCGGCGCCGGCGACGCAATTGAGCGGGGTCAGCGGTGCGCCGGTCCATTCGAGCACTTCTTCATCGTTCTCGACGGCGGCGGAGCCGGTTAGAGGCAAAGGCATGGTTAGGTCCTCAGGTGGTACGGCCCGGCGTGACCACATAGGTCAGCGACCAGGTGCTGGCGAGATTGGGAGTAAATGCGGTCGAACAGGCGCCATTGTCGCCAGGCCGAAAGGCCCAGTAGACAGTTTCCGGAAAAGGCGGATTGGCCTCGGTGTAGAAGACATTGAGATTGGTTTTGGTCTCAAGGTGCCGCACCGCCTGTTCGGCAGCACTCTGGTAGCGCGAGACATAGGCCTGGTTGCCGATGATCTCGAAATGGATGCCGCGTTTCAGCCAGCCGCCATCTTCGAGGACGGCAAAATTGTCGCTGAGGCTCATCCACTGGTTCTGGCCGATCTTCTGGATGGTGTAGCCCATGAGCGTTCCGGGCGCCGCTGTCTGCGCGAGACGCACCTGCACATCGAGATGGTCGACGCCGGACGGCACCGCCCCCAAGCCAATACGGGCGATATTGTTGGCCTTGCCCGGCCCCCATTCTTGCCGCGCAATCGTGCCGTATGTCGCGCAACTTTCCGCGAACGGCGCCTTGCCATTGCCGTTTCGCGAGCCGCCCGAATAGCGATAGATCGGCGTGCCCGCGAGAAAATTGGGAAAGGGCAGCGAGACAGTGCCGGACAGAGCCGCATCCGGGATTAGGTTGGCCGCCTTGCGGGCCGTATCAAATACATCCGGGCCACCCGGCCGCGTCAGTTTCATGCCGCCCGGGACCATCGAAAAAGTGCTCATATGAATGCCCTCTGGAAGGCCGAGCCGGCAAAACTGCCGTCATATCCGGGCTGACTGAGCGTCGGCCCATTTGGCAGCACGACGCGAACCCGCCCCTGGGCAAAATCGACATTGCGGCCCTTGGGTATCCAGAACGGGCTCTCGGCCCCGGAGCCGAGGCGCATCGTCGTAGTGTTGGTGTCAAAGCGCCCCCGGCCCATGATGGCGCGAGCATTGTCTACCCAGAACATCGGTAGAGCCGGGCCTACCGGCGCTTCGTCCACGTCCTTGAACACAGCCACATCGTAACTGACACTGATAGCCGGCAGGGTCAGGTCGGTCGAGACGCCGACATTGCGGCAGATGATCTGGCTGGTGGTCGCGTAGAACGACACCCAGCGCGTGCCGGCAGCCGTATTCTGCACCGGCATGCCTTGCGGCAAGACACGGTTATCCTGGGCGACGCGAAAGCGCGGCACATAACCAGCATTGTGAGTGACCAGCACCTGGTCCTGCACTGCGGTCTGCCCGACCGATACCGGCTGCTGGCCGCCAAAGCCTCGATCGTCATAGATGACGACACCGGCAACAGCCTGATGGGTCAGGGCCACAGACTGCCGTGAGCGCACGGCGTAATAGTCCCAGTCGCTGCAAAACTCGACGAGATCGAGGTGGGCAACCGGGTTTTTGTAGGGCGCAAACTTGTCGCCGCTCGCCGGCTTGCGCCAGACCATCGTCCGCTCGGCAATGAGCAGGCAATGCGTGTCGTTTTCGAGAAATGTATAGGCCACGGCTATGACCCCACCAGGAAGCTGGCCGGATCGGTGCCGTTGATGTCGATCGACACGCCGTCATTGCTGCGCAGCCGGTCGAACCGCAGCTCGCGTAAGACCAGCGCGCCGGTGGCCGCGTCGAAGCGAAAGGCATTCGCGCTGTTCACGCCATCGGTGATGAACAGTTTTTCCGTGTCGATCAGGATCTCGCGCTTGATCACCCCGCCGTCTCGATAGGTCTTGATCAGGAACCCCGACTGGCCGCGCTCGCCGCCATCCTCGACCGCCGTCATGATGGCGATCGTCGAGGACAGATTGGGCTCGGAGGCCACAACCTCGAAGCCGATATAGCCGGCGGCAAACGAGTTCTCGATCTCGGCCACGACCTGCTGCAGCGCCATCGCGAAGGCCGCATTGTCCTCGACCCGGGCCGCTTCCTCGCGGATCACGGCGGCAATGGCGGTGCCCAGCTGCGCCTTGAGCACCGTGGTGCGCTTCTTGTTGTCGGCCATCTCGGTAAAATTGGCACTGGCCTGCTCGGCTATTTCCCGCTCAAGCTCGATGATCCGCTCGGGAATGTTGCCAATGATGGCGTCGAGTCGGTTGCGGGCTTCCTGCGCCAGCTTCTCGACCGTCACCGAGCCATCGGGCACTTCAGCCGGCACCACCTGCTCGCCCGTCGTGAAACTGGCCTCATTGGTCCACACACAGGCCCGCCCATCGGCGCGGATCGGGATCGCCTTGGCCTTGTAGTCGGTCAGCGGTTGCAAGGGGCCGAATACCAGATTGCTTTGCAGCCGCGCCGAGGCGAAGAAATCCTGCTTGTCGTTCGCCTCGTTGCCATCGGCCGGCCAGACGCGGATCATCACCTGGTCGACATTGGGGTCGGTGATCTGGGTCCAGTTTGCTCTGGCGTGGGGATGGACGGCCCCGCCACCCGCGCGCTGATAGGCGACGACATCAAGGCCCGAGACCGCAATGGTGCGGTTGGGATTGGCATTGCCCGGCCCCACGGCGGGCGGCAGGGTGACAAAGCTGTCGCCGCTCGCCGGCACGATGGCGTTGTCCCACTGGCTGAGGGTCAGCGTGGCGCCGACAATGGCGCCGTCCACCACGGCCCGTTCGACCTTCTCCACCACCATGGTCATCGGCCCCCAGTCCGCACTATCGCGGGTGATCGGGTCGCCCGGCTCCAGCACCAGGGCGGCTGGCCCGAAGGTCTCGACGCGGGTCGCCGCGTAGAATTGCCGCCGCAGGGCGATCTCGGCGCGCAGCTGCGCGCGCTCCTGCACGCTCTCATAAGGCTGGTTCATCGCCGCCGCCCGCCGGCCGCCGAGGAGGCTTTCGAGATCGGCATTGATGCGCGGGGTGAACGGTGCTTCGACCCAGCCGGCGTCATGGCTGACAAAGCTGCCGTGCCACATGGTTTTTTTGGTGCTGATCGTGCCCTTGCGATCGACCCGGATCGGCTGGCCACCGAGCCGGTCGATATCCTTGAGCGTCATCACCGGCACGAGCTGCTGCGCCGGCAGCGGCACGTCGGCGCCGCCGCGCTTGAAGCTGGAGCCGCAATAGGCCTCGTCCAGTTCGCGCAGCACCGACAGCTTTTCCTGGTCGTCGCTGATCTGCCGGCCATACTCGTAGATGGCAAAAGTCTTGCCGCTGACCGGATCGTAGAACGTCTCGTCGCAGCGATTGGCCGCCGCCGTGTAGCCGGCCATGTCGCAAGCAAATTCCGGAAAGCCCTGCCCCAGCACCCGCACGCCATTGACGTAGATGCCGCGCCGGAAATTGTAGCGGATGACGGCCGGGTTCCTGGTCCACACATAGGTGGACTGGTCACCCCAGACGGCGCCGGGCACGCGCCAGTCGAGCAACCGCAGACCGCGCCACACCGAGCCGAAGCGCGGGATGGTGCCGCCGAACAGGTCTGCGTTGTAGCGGCAGGTGACGATCATATAGGCGACGCCGGTGAACTTGTGCGCCGCACTCCAGCGGCCGGCTGGATTGGCCCGCGCGATGAGCTGCGGGTCGGCCGCCTGCCCGGGCGCACCATTGTAGGTTTTGACCCAGAGATAAGGCGTGCCGGAAACCGTAAAACTGTCCACCGAGCGGCCAAACGCGTCGCTGTTCGAACCCGACAACGATACGGGCTGCTCGTCCACCAGGAAGTGTTCGAGCCCATCGTGCCAGCCATGGCCGATATCGATGACCATCTGCACATACTCGTTGTCGGTGCCGAACTCGTTGACATAGGCCAGCCGCCCGGTGGCCCGGCCCAGGCCGACAATGGCGCGCACCGCTGCGCTCTCGCCCACTTCGAGCTCGAAGGTAAGGCCGCGCTGCGTCTTGACCTGCTGCGTGGTCGCGGCCCGCTGCGGCCGGAACAGATTGGCCAGCAGCGAGGCGCCAACCCCGATGGCGAGGTTGAGCGCAATATTGCCGATCATCGGCGCGACGAAGGGCATCAGACGGCTCCGATCGCAAAGCAGCGCTTGAGCGCTGCCGTCGACACATAAACCGGCCCATGCGGCGAGCGGCCCACCGCACGGTCACCCATGACGACGACCGCCGCGCGCCAGGGCTCACCATCCACGGTTTGCTCCAGCACACCGCAATCGCCGCGCCGCGCCTGCATCACCGGCACTTCCGGAAACACCGCCGCCAGGGCCTGTTCAACGTCCCGAAAACCCAGCTGCAAAAGCTGGCGCCAGGCGCCGGCCTCGGTCGAGTAGCGCCGGAGCCCGCGCATGGGATCGACCCCGGTCATGGCGATGCACAGTGCCGCCGGCGCGCCGAGACAATGGGCGACCGGGGTCCAGCCGAAAGGCAGCGCCAATAACTCGCCCATCGTGGCGACATAGGCCCGCTCCCAGCCAATCTTGCGAGCGGGAATGCGCGGCGGAGACCAGTTCATGCCACCGTCTCCTCGGGCAGCCGTCCAAAGCTGATCTTCTGTCGCTGCGCCGTCGCCACGTGCTCGAAGGCCTTGTCGGTCGGGTCGATCAGCGCCTGAAAGGCCGCGTTGGCCGTTTTGCCCTCGATGTCGCGCTGCATGATGTCGGGCTCTTCCAGGATCAGCGCGCGGATTGGATTGCCGGCCTCGTCGGTGCTCACCACCATCTGGTCCATGGTTCGCACCGCCACTTGCTCGCGCAGGATCGGGGTGCCGCCGGCGCCGAACCAGAACACCGACAGCACCGCAGGCCGGCCCTCCCATGGCTCTTCGTCGATGGTCGCCCGCACGCCGTCGTCAAATACGTTGACCGGCACGTCGGAGCCCTCGACCATGTAGGTTTCGAACACTTTTGCCGTGATCGCCTGGCTCTCGGGCCCCAGCGCATTCTCGGGCACGTCGAGCCCGATCAGGTCACCGCCGCCGTGGAACAGGTCGCCGTGATCTTCGGCCCACGGCATCGACACGCCGGTGAGGTCCGACCAGCCGAACGAGCCTTTGACACCCACCACCAGGCGCACCACGCCACTGTCGAACACCAGTTCCACGGCATCGCGGTAGTCCACCCGGCCGGCATTCAACTCGGCCAGCAGTTCGGGGCTGTGCGGCTTCATCGCAGCGCCTCCATCACTTCAAAAGAGATGGGAGCGTTATCGGCATCGACGATCGCATCGATCGAGCCGGGCACGACCATGAACCGTATTTTCGGCTCCTTGAGCACCACGATGGCCGCCGGCGCCAGGACGCCGATCGGCAGGCGCGGCGTGATCGGCACAGCCTGGCTGATCGCACTCTCCACCAGCGTGTCGGCGGCGATCCAGCGATGCACGATGATATCACCTTGCTCGACCGACACCCGGTCACCGCGGCTAAGCTTCACGCCGACAGGGATGCCCGAAACAGTTAAGGTCCGCATGTCTGGCGTCCCGACCAACGCCCCATTACCCACCATCGGCCAACTGTCGGCCGTGTATTGGCGGGGCACACGGTGCAGCGGATGGACGAAATCCACACGAATATTGTTGTCCACCGCCCAGACCAGCCAGGCGAGGAAGTCGGCATGCTGGTTGCTGGCATCAAACGTGTTGAGTGGCCGCGTTGTCATGGTGCCGCGCCAGAACGGATCGGCATTGCGCGACGTGACGACGAGACCGCCCTGCGTGCGCGCGTGGGCGGTCCCCAACTCCGGCATGACGTCCAGGTCGGTGAAGGCATAAGCCGGCATATTCGTGGGCATTCAGAACCCCAATGCCCCACGCCGATGGGCCTGCTGCATTTCATCGCGGACAATGAGCCGAAGCTGCTTTTCCCCGTCCGGACCAATTATCCGCTCTTGCTCGATCGCCGGGGCGTTGCGGCCACGCTGATCCACGATCTGCACCGATGGCCAGTTGTCATTGCCCTGGTTCTGGTTGGCCACCCGCACGCCCAGATCGCCGCCCGGCGTCCGGGCCAGCGGCATGATCGCTTCCGGCCCCGCCTCGCCAAAGACGCCCGCCCCGCGCGCAAAGGCGAAGACCTGCGGCCGGTCATAGATGCCGTTCGAATAGGCCGAGAGGCTGGGCGAGGCATAGACGCCGCCCTTGGCGTTGAAGATGGCCGAACCCCACAGGCCATTACCCCATGCCCCGCCGGTCGGTCCGGAAAGGGCGCCCGCGAACGCCCCGAAGATCATGTCCCAGATCCCGTCGACCGCCATCGACAAGGCCCGGTCGGCAATGCGGTCGAACGCCTTGACGCCGGCATTGGCAAAGCTCTCCCAGAAATCCTCACCAGTGCGCAGATTGCCCGCCAGCTCGAGCACGAATCCCGAAACCGTCGACTTGTAGAAATTCATCTGCTCTTCGGCCCGGCGCCGCGCCTCGGTGGCCTGTTCGAGCGCCGTGGTTTCGCGCGCATATTCCGCCGACAGCCGGTTGATCTGCCCGGTCACTTCCGCCGTGATCGGAATGCCCGCCTGCATCGCCTGATTGCGCAGATCGAAAGCAGCTTTCTGCCGGGTGATCTCGTACGTGCTCTGGCCCAGCAGGTCGATTTCAAGCCGCTGCGAGGCTATGCGCTGCTCGAAATTCCCAATCGTATCGCCCCAGCGATCGTAGGTTTTGTCGGACGCTTTAGCCAACCGCTCGGCTTCTCGCCGACGATCCTGCTCAGTAAATGCAGCTTCTGCCTCGTCAAAGACCTGTTGCAACCGGTAACGCAGGATATCATCAGGTGCGTCAACCAAGCCTTTTTCGAAAATGTCGCGCACCTGCTCCTGCGTCGACCGCAGCTCCGGCGTGAGACGGACGATTTTCTCGATAGCATCGACTGTCTTGTCGGTATCGGTGCTGATGCTGACCTGGATATCCATATTGTTGAGCGCCGCCAGGGCGCCAGTAGCCGCCGATGCGCGCGCCTGCAATTCGCGCAGCTCGAATGCCAGGTCATAAACCGCCTTTGCCATGTCCCGGATAGCGGGGTCGTCGATACTGTTATAGAGCTGCCGCGAGGCGACCATCACCGCGTCCAATTGCGCGGCGGTGGTTTCGCTCGACAAGCCTAGATCGCGGATAAACTCGATCTGCGCCGCACCGGCGGATACCACAGACGAATCCTCGCCCCCGGCCTCGCCGATCTCTGCCAGTCGACGCAACAGCTCGGCCGTGCTCGCGATCTGCTCGCGCGCCGCGTCAATCCGCTTCTGCAGCGCATCGGCCGCAATATCCTGCTCCAGCAGATTGGCCCGCAGGTCCGATTCCAGCACCCCCTTGGGCAGGCGCTGCGCCGTCGTCAGGGCACGGTCGGCCGCCTCGGCGGCCTTGTCGTAGCCCACCAGAAGCTCATCGAGCCATTCCTTGTGCTCCTTAAGCGTCCTTTCCGCATCCGCGCCACTGCTGGAAATGCCCATGAAAGCCTGAATGCCCAGCGCCGCCAGCGTGGTAAAGCCGATGGTCAGCAGCGATACCGGGTTGATCAGCGACAACAGCGCGCCGCCGACGCCCATGATGCTCTGTTGCAGCGACTGCCCGGCAAAGGCCTGGGCTAGCTGCGAGCCCTGCTGCAGGCCGACCTGCCAGGCCGGCATGAAGGGCGACGTGACGCCCACATCGAACATCTGCGCGGCAATATTGGCTGTGCTGAATTGTGCATTGCTGCCCAGCCGCCGGTTATCATTGGCCGCGTTGAGCCCCCGCACCGCCATGGCCGCCCTGTCGGCGGCCGCTGCTGTATTGTCGAGCCCCGCCGCCATGCCCTGCTCGGCGCTGATCGCGGCACTCAGCTGCGCGGCGTGGCGCCGTTCGATCGCCACCAGCTTTTCGATGGCGGCTTCCTGGCTTTCGTGCCCCATATTGACGGCGTTGGCGGCGGCAACCGACGCCTGCATGGCTTCGCGCTCGAGCTTGATGCGCAGCCGCGTCACCCGGTCGATCGTCCCCTGCCACTTCTCCCAGGCGCGTTCCTCGGCGCTCTTGCGCGCTACCGTCTGGGTCGAGACCGCATTGCCCCGCTCCATGGCCGCCCGCGCCACCTCCATCCGACGCTCGAAATCGGCAAGGGCGCCCGTGGTATAGTCGGTGGCCTTGCCGGCCTCTTCCATACCCCGCTCATACTGCCCGAGAGCCAGCAAGGCCCCATCCGCGCGGATAACAAGCCGCGTCACCTGATCCGTCATGTCGATTTCCCTCTATTGGCCTGCTCGGCCAGAAACAGATCGTCCAGCCGCTCGATGACGGCCACTTCCCACCCGGCCAGGCGCATGCCGCTCAACCGATCATAGGCGTCGATATCGCCCCAGCTGATCGGGCCGAGGCCCAACCCGTTGCCTCCATGCCGCCGGCGCATCCGCCGAAAGGCCTGCCAGAGATAGCGCAGCGTCTCCGGAAAGGGCGGCAACGCCAGGTCTGCCTGCAATTCGGCGGCCCGCTCGGGCGTCCGCGCCCGAGCCAGCTGCCCCTGCAGATGCTCGCGATAGCTGTGCCCCTCCTTGTCGAGGGCGGACAGAGCGAATTCGCGCTCGGCGAAGCGGATCAGATCTTCGACGAGCGCGGCGTAAAAGCCTTTTCCGATGCCAGGAATTCCATGGCCTGCAACAGCACGCCGATCCGCTTCGGATGCGAGAGAAATTCCGTGGCCGCCTCGGCCGAGAACACAAACGGCTTGCCGCCGATCTCGATGGGTGACCAGCCGACCAGCCGGGCGACCACATCGGCGATATTGCCGGCGCGGCGCTCTTCCGGGGTTTCTTCCTCGGCCTTCCACTTCCGGCCATTGACTTGGGCCTGCTCGATCGCCTTCTCCTTGTTCAGCCGTTCGCGGGCCTTGCGATTGTTGAGCGCTTCGGTCTTCGGATGCCCCGGCCCCGCGAATTCCCACGTCCATCCTGTCGGATTGGCGCGGGCGTCCAGCACCTCCATCGTGCCGGTTTCAGCCGCCTCGAAATCATCGAAATCGAGGCTCGGGATCGTCTCGTCTTTGCTCATCAAGTCCTCCTAGGCGGCGCTCGTCTGAAATTTCACCATGGTGGGATCATGCGCGCCGCCGCGCTCATCGACACCGACCAGGCAGGTGAAGGTCTGGGTGCGGCCATTGTCCTGGCCGAGCTCGGATTTACTGGCGCTCGCCAGCGTCAGGTTCGGAATGTAGAAGGCGATGAAATCGGCCGCGCCGCTCTCGTTTTCCTCGAACAGCAGGAGCAGGCTCAGTTCATCCTCGTCGAGATACTGTTGCGCGCGCTCCACGTCCTTCTTGAGCGCCGTCACCGACAGGCTCACCTGCGCGGTGTTGGTGAACACTTCCGGCGTCAGGTTCGACCCCACCACCGGCACGCCCGAGGCCCGCAGATCGACGGTGAAATCGATGGCCGACACGTCCATCACGTCCGCGCCGCCCAGCATGATTTTCGCCTCGACGGCGGTGAGCCCGATCGTCGTGGTTTTGCTCGGATTGGTGAAATAGGGCGCCGTCGCACCGTCCAGCACCTGCATGTCGCGCCCGACAATGCCGAAATTGAGCGTCGCCATGCCATTGGGCTGCAACTGCACCTGCAGCGAGCCCACCCGGCAGAATTCGAACAGCTCCGTGCCGTCGATATCGGCCTCGTACTCTTCGAAGGCGAAGGCCCGCGCCACCGTGCCCTGCACCAGCTTTTTGGGCCGGGTGATGGTCACAGCGGTGTCGGCAACCGCGTCGACGGTCAGCGTTTCCGCCACCGTGATCGTGGTCGCGTCGAGGTCGGTGATCCGCAGATTGCGGTTATTGTTCGCCGCCGTCGCATGATCGGCCAGCCGGATGATATCGCCGACCCTGAGGCCAAGGGCGATCGGCGAGCCGTTGGCGAGCACGATGGTGTTCGGGGTCGTGGTGATCGAGGTGAAATCCCCCTCGTCCAGCTCCAGGGCCGGGCTGAAGGTGCCCCGGAACACCGCTTCGATCAGATCGTCGAACGTGCCCACCGACATGTCGGCCATATAATTGCCGGTCACCGAGCGGGTGCCGTGCCGGCCGCGCGTCGACATGCCATCGGCGCGCAACTCGCCGCTCTGGATCGGCTCCTTGGCGAGATTGAGCCCGCCCGAATTGATGCGAAACACCTTCGCATCCGTGGCGCCCGGCAGCGTTCCGGCCGCCGCCTGCTCCTTATAGGCCACACGAATGTTTCGCCCCGACTGATAGCCGCCCATGGCGTGATCCTTTCAACGATGTCTGGAAGGGCATCAGCCCCGATGAAAATACTGAAACGGCACCGACAGGGTGACGTGAAACCAGTTGCCGGCATTGACGCCGGCGATCTCGGCGCCGGCCTCGCCGCCCTCATCGACACGCGGCACCCAGCTGCGCAGCCAGCAGCCATCCGCTTCGAAGAGCTTTTTGGCGCGGAACAATTCGCCGATCCGCTCGGCATAACTTACGGCTGTCGCTTCCCCCGTTCCGGCTCGGGTAAAGACGTGCACGAAAATGAAGCCATCGGTCTGGCTCAGATGGTCGCCGGGCAGTCCGACGCCGCGAATGCTCTGCCCCGGCAGCGTCCGCATCTCGAAATAGACAAATGGCACCGGCCAGCCATTCACATCGACAGGCGGCCAGGGATCGGCCGGCACTTCATTCTGATAAGCGATCCGCGTCGTGGACCAGTTGGCGGCCAGATGCGCCCGCACCGCCGCCTTTGCTGCGCTGTAGCTGCCCATTATCGGCTCCGGATCATCAGCGCCGGATAGCGCAGGTTCGACTGGTTCTTGAGCAGGCCCGGCGAGCGCCGCTTGCGCCCGGCCGTATGCCCCTGGGCGACCGCACCATTGGCGATCCCCTCATACGTAAAGGTGATCATCGCCTGATTGCCGTAGCGCTGTTTCAGCACATATTCGGCCTGCTCATAGACATGATCCGAGCCGGGCACCCGCATGACCATCTTGCCCAGTTCGATCTTGCGGGCATAGGGCACGAAATTGGCGATCATGATCCGCCCTTCCCCGCTCCACCCGCTCAGATCACGCGCCGCGACGCCATCGACAAACAGCGTATGGCCCATGCGATAGGCGCCTGACAGCACTGGCGAGAGGTCGAACAGCACCTCCATTGCCGCCTGCACCACCTCTTCGAGGCGCGGATAGACATAGACGATGGTGCCGTCAGGCCGCACCTGCTCTTCCCGCGCGCCGCGCACCCCGTCGACCGTGCGCACGAACCGGCTGGGTCGAGGCGCGGCGCTCATCACGGCGGCATGCGCGCGCTTGGCCAGCGCCACCAGCTCCCGCTGCGTTTCCTCGACCGTTTCGCGCGCCGTCGCCACGAACAGCCTGGTATTGCTGCCAGCCATCAGGTGAGCCTCACCGTCAGGTTCCAGCGCACCAGCACGCCATCCATATGGATCGGCTCGGCCGCCATCACCCTGCCGAACCGCCCCATGGTCTGGAAATCATCCTGCGCCCGCGGCGCAAAATCGCCCAGGCTCGACGGCGACACGATCACCTCCCGCTCCTGCTGGGTAATGAGCCCCACCAGCTGCTCGGGCCGATACCCGCGCACAAAGCCGCGCGCCGATTTCGTCACCGCCCCACGGGCAAAGCCGATGGCCTGCCCATGCGCCGCAATCTGCCGGTCGAGCTTGGCGATAGCCTGGGCGGGGGTCATGCGAGCGGCCAGCAGCGATAGCTTTCCAGCACCTTCTGGACAGCATTGTTGACGGCCTGGTTGACCTCGATGATCCCGCCATACTGCGTCGAGCCGACCCCCTCGACCTCATCGCGCCGCACGGTCAGGTCTTTGCCGGCAAAAGTGTAGTGCGCCGACACCTTCATCAGCAGCACGACCTCAAGATCCTCCGGCAGGCTGTCATAGCCCACCACCATTTCGACGATCAGCCGCGATCCGGGGCGGATCGCCGGCCACATGCACCCCGACGCCAGCACAATCGACGGCCACAACCCGTCAAGCCGCTCCTCATAAGTGGCACTGTCGAGCTGTTGGCTGGCGCCGGCACTATCGACATAATGGATACCGACCACCGACTTGACCGGCGCTTCGGGGAGCCGGGCAAGGTCATCAAAGCCATCGCAAGGCACCCGCACGGTCTGCACCGGCAGGCGAATGCCGCAATAGGTCTCGATTTCGCGGCGCGCGGCGGCGATCAGCAGCGTCAGTTGCGCGTCCGTTGCCGTATCGCCATCGGCAATGCCGCACTGCCACCGCGCTGCCTCCACCGATACCGGCTCGGCGCTGGCCGCCACCGTGATCGTCGCCGGATACCACATCAGCCGCGCCGCTCCACCGGGGTCTTCTTGTCTTTGGCCACAGTCTTTTCAGGCGCGGCCGGCCGGGTGGCTTCTTGCCGATCCATCTCGGCGGGCACTGCGTAGCCAGCCGAAACCAGGCGCTCAGCCTCAGCCTGCGGGAAATCCCGCTCATCGCCGCGCACCAGCGAAAAATCGGGACCGGATAGCCCGGTCAGCAGCCGGACCTTCATCACGCGCCCGCCGAAACTTTGAGCACGCCGCCGTCACTCCAGACCTGTCCGGACACCGCCGGGTCGGTTGTCGGAATGTTGGAAACCAGCGTGAGCAGCGCGGCAGTTTCCGCCTTGAGCGTCACTTCGCCCCCATCGACGGTGAAATAACCCGCGTCGAAAGTCACCGAGGTAAAGAAATCGCCGTCATTTTCGATGGTGCCGCCGGCCTTGATGGTGATCTTGCCGCCGGCATCGACGACAAGCTCATCGCCGCCCGGCACCTTGTAGATTTTGGTCGTAAACATGCCGATCTCCTGATCTGGCGCAAATGGGAAGGGCGGAGCCTGTGCCCCGCCCCTGTCACGTCCGGCTCTGGCGGATTAGGCCTGCAGCAGGTGCTTGACGGCGGCCGTATCGCCCAGCTCGCCATCGAGCCGAATCAGGCCGAGCAGACCGATATCGGGCGCAAAGCGCTCGCGCGCCACAAACAGGACCGGCGAGCCGACCTTGCGCACGAAGTACTTGCCGAAATCGCCGAACAGCATGGACTTCTTGCCGGTGGAAACATTATCCATCGCCTGGTTGATCGAGAAGCGATAACCCAGGATCGTGCTGGGCACGCCAGTAGTCACATCGCCCTGGGTCCAGATATAGCGGCCCTCGCCATCCTTGAGCTTGCGCAGCACGCTCAGGGTCAGGTCGTTGTACATGAACCGGACCTTGGGCGACTGGCGATAGGCCGGATCGACCGAATGCACGAGGTCGATGATCTCGTCATAGGTCACCGCGCCAGCGGCGGCCGTGGTCTTGCCCAGGCTCGATGCTGTAACAATGCCGTTCGGATCGTCCGTGCCGTCGCCAATGGTCAGCTCGCTATTGGCAAGGCGCCCCAGCCGCTCACCCAGCAACCCTCCCAGCAGGGTCTCGAAGTTGAAGATCGAGTCTTGCGCCAGTTCCCAGGAGAACCGCACCCATTCCGTGTCGTAGGAATAGGCGTTGAGGGTCTTTTTCCCGAAGGTGGCATCCTTGCCGCCGTCGTCGGTTACGGCGCCGGCTTCGGTGTGCTTGCCCGCCGTCACCGCGGTGTCATCGATCGTCGGAATATCGATGGGATTGCCGCCGGTCGTGGTCATGACCGTGCAGATATCCTCGTCATACATCGGCCCCCAGGCCTTCATCGACTTGATGAGCTGGTCGGAAAGCTCGGTCGGGACGGTATAGCCGCCGCCGGCCGGCGTGCCGACGGTCTGGGCGCGGGCCTCCTTCGGGGCAACACCCGCCCGCAACGCGGCACGTTCCTCTTCGGACAGCGCCGACAGGTCGCCGGCCACCTGCACATAACGGTGGAAGGCCTGCCGATATTCGATCGGCTTTTCGGGGTCATCGCCACCCCGCGCTTCGCCGTCGCCCGGATTGGGTCGGTTGCGGGCACGACGCTCTTCGGCCTCGCGTTCCATCTTGGCGACGCGCTCTTCGCGCGCAATGTTTGCGTCGATCTGGTCGAATTCGTTCATGATCTTGTCATGACGCTCTTCCAGCTCCTTGGACCGGCTTTCGTCGGTGTTTTTGGTGATCTCGTCGAGAGCTTCGCGGGCGTCGTGGACGAGCTTTTCCCGCTTCTCCTGCAGTTCCTTAAGCTTGGTCATTGAGATATCTCCATGCACTGACCATGAAAAAACCCGCCGAAGCGGGCTGTTAGGGCGGGAAGCGGGTGCTTGCCTGCCACCTCCGGCAATGCCGCCGGGGAAACTATGCGATGCGCCGGATGCGCTGCTCCATTGCCGCGCGGCGGGCTTCGATCCGCTGATGCGCCGGGTGCCCACGCCGTTCGCGGCGGGCCGCTTCCAGCGAGCGCATGGCGATGCTGGTGCCCTCATAGGCAGGCTCGGAAACGATCGACACCTCGCGCAATTCTACCTCGAGGATGGTGCGGCGCGCCGGGGTGACCGTCTCGTCCCATTCCTGCCGCAGCACCAGAAAGCCGAACGACATGCCGGTCACGTCGCCGCGCTCGATCAGCGTTGCCACGTCCCGGCCATCCGTAGTGTCGGGCAGATCGATTTCGACCTTGAGCCCCTTGGCGTCCTCTTCGAGGCGCAGAGTGCCGGCCGAGCTCCGGCCCAGCACGCGTCCCCGATCATGGTCGAAATAGGCCCGCACATCGGCCGTGCGCAGCGCATTGGTGAAAGCGCCGCGCGCAATGGTTTCCTCGAACCACTCCCAGATTTGCGCCCATTCGCCGAATACGGCGGCATAACCGGTCACGGTCACCTTGCCGTCGCCATCGGCGCGCCGCTCGACCTTGGCCGAGAGCGAGCGCAGCTCGCACCCGTCAGGCTTGTCCTGGGTCTTTGCCATCGTCGCTTTCCTTCGCTTCGTTCTCGTCCGCCTTCGCCAGCACGGGCTGTTTGCCAAGCGGCACCGTGGCCCCCTGCACCAGCAATTCGGCCGCATCGGGGTTGGTATGGGCAGGCCGGTTTTCGAGGGCGCGCGCCTCGTTCGGCGTGAGCTGGGCGGTCTGGATGCCACGCGCCAGGGCGTCGATCCGGCTCTTGAAGTCGCCCCGCATCAGCCCGTCGAGATTATGCTCAACATAGCCCTTGCCGCTGCCATCCCGGCCGTAAATCTTGAGCGAGGCCTGCGCCTCGAAGGCCTTGGCCCACTGGGCGATCAGGTGCTTGACCAGATGCAGGTCCTGTTGCTCGGTGTTGGCGAAATTGCCCTTGGTCAGGTCCTGGAGAAACATCGGCGGCAACTGAAACGCCCGCGCGATTTCCTGCACCTGGAACAGCCGCGCCTCAACCATCTGCCCCTTTGCCGGGTCGAACCCGACCGGTTTCAGCTCATATCCGGCCGGGATCGGCAGCATCGAGCTGTTATTGACCTGGGCAAACTTGATGGCCCGCTCCACATCGGCAACGGTCCGCTTGAGCGCTTCATTATTACCCGCCATCGGGCCGGAAAGCGACAATGGCGGCACCCCGCCGCCGGCAAAGAAGTTGCTGGCATAATCGTTCATCGCCAGCGCCAGCTGGATGGCCTTGCCGGCCAGATTGATCGGCCCGTAATGCCCCAGTTGATCGTCCCGCAGCATATAGGCCAGGTCGATGACATCCTCGGCGGCATATTCGATGCTGTCATGCATATAAACGGTCTTGAGCCCGCGCCGCCGCACATTCGTCTTGCGCGGGTTGAGCGGCCAGATATTGACCGGATTTCTGCCGTCGCGCTCGATCCATGCGAGGCCGCGCCCGCCGGTAAACACCTGCTGCCAGAAATACTGGCGGGCCTTGAAGCCGTCCATTTCCGGCGTCGGATAGCGCAGCACGCGTTCGATATCGCCATTTTCCCGCTCGGCATTACCGCCCTTTTTCACGAAGGCATGCAGCGGGATGGCGGCGAGTGTCCGAGCGAGGAAATTCACTGCCGCATTGACCGCCGGCACCTTAAGCGCCGAAGCCGTGGAGACCGAAGGCAGCGTCACCGCATCCATGCCGAAAAACGCCATGAATTCCTTGGTTTGGCTGACTGGAACCGTCGGGTTTTCGATGCTGTCGGCCCGCAACTCGCCGGCAGGCGGAGCGGATCGGCCAATCTCGACCGCAAATTTCATGCTGCACCCACCATTCTGCTGATCGAGAATTCAGGATCATCCCAGGGCGATGTCGGCACGGCCATGGCCTGAGGATTGCGGCTCATCAACTGCGCGGCGTTGAGCAGGGCGATCAGCGGGTCGATCTTGGCCTTGCCCGAGGCCTGTTTGGTGATCAGCACCGCATTGCCCCGCACCTCGATCTTCGCATTGCCGACAACCCAGGCCATGAGCCCCTGGCCGCAATGCCAGAATGTGCCATCCTTCAGCTTCCGCTCGACCCCCAGGATAGCGCCATTGAGCCGATAACCCTGCTGCACGGCCTCCATCTGCTTTTCGTCAATGCCGGCCGCAACAAGCGCGTCGATCAGTGCCGTGATGCCCACCGGGTCGAGCCCGATGGCGCCATCATCGGGCAGCAGCCCCGCCTCTTTGAGCCGCACCGCCAGGGCGACGATTTCGGCGATGTCCTGCGTCGGTCGCCGGCAGATCGTCACCTCGCCGTCCTGCTCGAAACCGAGCAGGCGCGGCGCGATCTCCTTGCGCCGCTCGAGCACATCGGTTTGCGCCCAGGCCTTGCCCCAGAACAGCCATTCGCGCGTCTTCCGGTCCCGGCCGATCACACCCAGGCCGAACAGATCGTCGAGCCCGCCCCCGTCAACCCCCATCACCGCCACGTCCGAACGCGCAATGATCTCGTCCAGCGTCAACCCTTCCGCCGCCGCGCCGGCCCAATATGGCGCCCCAGCCCAGTAATCGCTGCTCAGCGCCGCCGAGATTTCGACATTGAGGTGCTTGGCCAGAAACGTGTTGCGGGTTTCGACACCCTTTTCCATTTCCAGCCGCAACTGGTCTTCGAGCCATTCCCGATCGACCGAACGGTCGATATTGGGATTGGTGACGTAGAAATTCTCCGGCTTGAGATAATCCTGCCGCTTCACCATCTCGGCCGGAAACTCATAGAGGATCGGCATGAATTTCGGGTCGGTCACCAGGCCGTCCCGCACTTTGCGCGCATAATGCAACTTGCTGGCAAACACGCCGGCCGGTGTCTCGGTGCTCTGCGTCGTGATCGAAATCACGAAACCCTCCGGCCGCGACACCAGGCCGCCCGTCGCCTCGCGCAGCATGGCATCGGCATTGTGCATCGAGCCGAATTCCCACAACTCATCGACCAGCACGCAGCTGGCCTTCTTGCCCACCACCGTCTTGCCGTCCGCCGCCAGCACCTTCAGCGTCGCGCCGGTCTTCAGGTGCTTGATCAGCCGCTGGTTCGGGATGATGTGCAGGAAACCACTATCTTCCGAGGCCATCAGCTCCGGATCGGCCCGCACCATGTCGGCGGCCGGCCCGAAAGCGTTGTGCGCCGCCTCGATGGTCGGCGCCAGGATGATCATTTCGGCCGAGAGCCGCCAGTTCCGGATCAGCGCCGTCAGCATGATCCCGGCCGCAATGGTCGACTTCGCGTTCTTCTTGCTGATGAGCAGGAAGAATTCGCGGATGAGCTGCTTGCCGGCATCGGCATCATAGGCCCCGAAGATCGCCGAAACGAAATCGAACACCCACGGCTCGCACGCCTGGCCGAAGGTCGGCATCCCCGGCACATCGACGATGCGCAGCGATTTGAAGACGCTCAGCGCAGCCTCGGCCTGGTCGGGAAACAGCGGATCGCACGGCACCAGCGATTGCCGCGCCACGATCCGCTGCTCCCAGTCCGGGCACGCCGTCGACCATTCCATCTCAGTTCACCAGTCTTGGCCCGGGCGGCACCGCATATTTGCCACCGACCGATTCGGCGGCACGCTGCCGCAATTCCTTCTTGCCGAGTTTTTCGCGGGTCTGGGCCGCCACGCCAGCATCGGCAATCTGCTCGGCCAGGCGGTCGCGATCGTACTTTTCGAACCGCGACAGATATTTCGAGATCGCCTGCACGTTTCCGGCCTCGGCCAATTCCATCAGCTTGCCGATCAGCTTCCCCTCGACCCGGGCGCGCGCCTCGGCCTTCGCCTTGAGCTCTCGAAAATAATTCTTGCGCAAAGTCGGCGGCGTGATCGAAAGCGCCGCCGCAATCCGCTCCATCGACCAGCCGAAAGCCAGTAACTGTATGACAAGCCTACGCTTTTCGTCGGTCACCCGATGCGGCGGCCGCCCACGCTTGCCAAACCCCTCAGGGATCGGGTCCCCGAGCAGGTCCAAATTCTCGCTCATGAGAAAAAAAACTCCGCGTGACCCCCAAGCCGGTACGGGGCCCCGGGGTAGCCCAGACTTCGGACCCACCCCCTCCCCGGCGCTGGTCAGTCCCAGCGGCCGGTCGGAATGGCCTGCTCCTCGGCCTGGATCAGGCTATCGTGCACCGACTTGGCCACCGTCTCGAGGTTGTCGATATCCCAGAACAGGTCGGGGTTGCCCCGGTGCGGCCGCTTGTGGTTTGCGACCGGGCTGTTGGGCGCCGGATATTTGCCCATGCACAACTGGCCGGTGCGCTGGCACCGGAAGCCGTCGCGCGCAAACACCGCGATGCGCAGGTCAGCCCAGCGTTTGGTGCGATACCAGGCGCGCCATGGCGCGGCTGCATTGCGGGCCTGGTCACCCGCCTTGTCATCGCCACTGGCGAACCCGATCCGGGGCGGTGCTGACTTGAGGCGCGGCGGCGCCACCTTGAGCCTGCCCATAGCACCCTCGCAAACGACAAAGGCGCCACGGTTTCCCGAAGCGCCTATATCCAGACCTGTTTTGTTGTGGTGAAGCTATGTCAATTTTTACCCCCACGTCAACACCCTTCACGCGGCCTCCCCCGACACAAACCATGGCGGCCGCGCATCCCGGGGCCGCAAGGCACAATGCTCGACCAGCCCATCGGGGCCATTGAGCAGGTCCACGAGATCGCAAAGGCCCAGCCACCAGACGCAATAGGCCCGCCGCGCCTCTTCCACCACGGCCGGATGCGTGCCCACCAGCACCTTGGGCGCCAGCCCCAGATAGCCGCGCTGCTTGGCCGGATCGCGCCAGAGCTTTTTCGGCCGCCCCTTTTTGTCGAGCGGCTGCACCCACTCGCCCGGCCCTTCCGCGTGCCACTCGGGTCGCGTCCCGTTGCGGCCATGCATGACCACCAGCATCTGCGCCTCTTTGGGCAGGGCCATGACCGCATCGAAGATGACCGCCGCATCCTCCTTGCAATGCAACGCCACGAAGCGCGACCCCGCCGAGGTCGTATCCACCTTGGTGCCCAGGGCCAGCACCTCGGCCAGCGAACTGTCGGATGACCATGTGGGCAGCGCCGGCATCATGCCCCGAGCCACCGCCTCGATCTTCTGGTTCCGAAAGGCCCAAACCACTAGGTCCTCTACATCTACAGCCTTAGCCATAAGGCTAAACCTCCCATTTGGGACAGTCTTTAGAGGTTCCGAAGGAAACCTCTATCGGTAAAAGCGAAGCGATTAGAGGGTGTTATAGAGGGTGGAACGGTTGGGACACTTGCCAGAGACACACAAGACCATTTTCACCCCCAAACCCCACCCCAGAAACACCCCACACCCCTGCCCCCTTACAATACCCGAGCGAAGACCGTCCCGACCCTCTAAAATTCAGATCAAAGCACTGATTTTGCTATTGAATTGAGAACGGGATATTTGCACTGACCATCCCGCAAAGCTCCCAAACCTCTATCGCGCCGCGTGAGCGGCGGGAGGTTTGGGACTGCCTTTTCTCTGAAAAAAGGGGTGCGGGGCGGCGAAGGCGGCGGCGCGACCGTCCCGGCCGCTGCCGCCCCATTGGCGAGCTAGAACCCCGGATCGTTGGGGTCGCGCGGCGGCGGGCCGTCATGGTCAGCGGTGCCGGCCAGGTCATCCTTGAGACGAATGTCGGTATAGAAGAAGTAATTCGACCGCTTCTTCTGGAAGCCCAGATCGCTCAGCCGGTCGCCGAAACTGCGATTGCTGGCCGGCTTGATCTGGTTAACCTCGCACCAGCGCAGATAGGCCTTGTAGAGGTCGCCCGCCTGTATCTTGCAATTCTCGGCCGGATCGACGCGCACGATCGCCACCTCGGCAAATGTGCCGACATTATCGCGCTCCTGCCGATAGTCCTGGGCGAAGGCCTTGGCCTCGGGCGGCGTGAAATGATCCAGACCATGCTGCAGATAGAGCAGCGCCCCTTCGATCAGCCAGTTGAGCACGCCCGAGCGCTCGGCATCGAGGCGGGCCGCCAGCTCGGTGGGCGCCATGCGCTCCCCTTCCGGGATCTTCACACCCCAGATCACGAACAGGAAGCGCCGCCAGATACCCTCATCGGTCCCCGAGATCGCCGGCTTGTTGTTGCCCGACAGCATCGGGGTAAATTGCGGCATGAACTCGAAGAAATCCTTGTTGAGGAACCGCGCGAGGATTTTCGTGCCACCAGTCAGCGCCTTGATCAGCTCTTCCTTGAGCGGCGTGTTTTTCGGCAGTTCCTCGATCGTCACCAGCCGCGCATTGTGCAGGCGGGCGATATCGGGGTTGGCCTGCTGACCGGCCCGCTGCCCATCGCCGGTAATCGTTTCGGGCGATGCGATCTGTCGATAGCTGCCGGCCAGCCGCCCGATCAACTCGAAATAGGCGCTCTTGCCGTTGGCGCCAGTGCCGTAATGGTAAAACAGCCGCTGCTCGTCATTGCCGCCGAACAGCAGCGCCACGGCCGTCGACACCTGGATAAAGGTGCGCCAGCGCGCCTCGGGCTGCACCTTGGCCAGGAACGTCTCGTGGAAAAAGGGCGCCGTCGCCTCGGGCTGATATTCGACATCGGCCATTTTGGTGATGAGGTTGTCGCGGTCATGCGGCAGGAATTCGAAGCGGCCGATCATGCGACTGCCGCCCTCGGGTTGGTCCGGATCGAGCTCGCGCCAGAAGCGCAGCGTGCCATTGGCCACGTTGAACAGATTATGGTCGGCATCGAGCCGGTCGATCGGCAGCGCCTGCAAGGATTGCGCCTGCTCCAGCATGGCCTTGGTGCGGCCTGCATTGCCCGAGGTCACCGCCCAGGCGATGCGCGAGGAGCGGCGCTTGCCCAGCGCCACCATGATCTCGCCGGCCGTCTTGATGACGCGCTCCTCGGCCGCGCTCAACTCGCCCTGCTTTTTCAGCAGCTCGGTGGAGCGCTCGAGGATCCGCTTCTGGCGGTCACTCGCCTCCAGCTCGATGGCCTCGAGCTTGATCTTGTCCACGATCGTCTGCGCCAGAAAGCGCACGTCGAGATCGGCTTCGTCGCGCAGCCAATGCGTGCCCTTCCAGACCAGCCAGCCCAGCCCGGTCACATATTTGATATCCGGGCCGAACCAGGCGACCAGCCGGCGCCCATTGTCGCGATCGTTCTGGTCGAGCCCCGCGCACCAGCGGATGACGATCAGCTCGGCCGCGTCGGCCCCATCATTGGAGCCGTAATCATCGGCGCCATTATAGTCCGGCTCGGCCGGGCCGGGATCACCGGCCTCCTGTGGTGGCGGCGCTTCATCCTTGGGCGCGGCAGGCTTCCGCCCGCGCTTCGGCTTTTCGGCCTTTCCTCCGTCGACAACGGTGAGCTTCACCGTCTTTTTCTTGCCCATGGCCTTCTTGACGGCATCGGCCTTGTCGTCATCGTCGGGTGTGTCGCTCATGCCTCCACCCGTACCAGGTCATTGAGGTCCTGGCCCTCGCCCACCGGCTCCACATAGCTGACTAGGATCTCGGGCAGCGTCGGATCGACCGCCCTGGCGGCCGCGCGCCGCGCCACGGCCCGCTTGAGGCCCCGCGTCACCTTGTCGATGGTGCGCGTTTCCGGCTCGTCGCTGTCGCAGAGATAGACCAGTTCCTCGCACCAGTCGGGCGGCACGAAACAATCATGGTCATCGAGATTCGGTTCGGCCTCGTGCCGCTTGCCATCCGCGCCCAGCAGCGCCCGCCCGGCCATATTGCCCAGATCGACCCCGGCCCAATAGGCCGTTGCCGGCTCGAAATTGTGCCGCAGCGCCGTCAGCGTCGTTTCGATCCCCTCGCCCATGACGATGCGCCGCGCCTGGCGCGGGCCATAAAGCTTGATGGCGCCGCCGCGCTTGCTGCCGCGCACCTTCTTGGCCGGCAGCGCCAGCGGCGCGCCATCCTTGTCGGTGCGAGACGGGTGAAACAGCACCGCCTTGCCCTTGGGCTGATCGAGGTCGAGCCAGGTTTGGTGCACCGCGCCGAAATGCCCATCGGCCAGCACCACGGCCGCGACCATGCAGGCGCCGATGTGGATCGTCGGATAGCTCTTGCGGCCGTTTTCGGCGTCGACCTCGACGACGTAAGGGTGGGCCATGATTTCGCGGACGAGGATTTTGTCGAGTTTCAGCCCGCCCAAACCGCGCAGCGCCAGATAATCGGCCACACCGCCGGCACCCAATGGCGCCGGCACGGCCGTGCGCTCCCAGATGGCCAGCCCCTCATTGATGGCCCGCAGCCGCCGCTTTTCTTCCTCGGCGGCGCGCTCGCGTTCGCGCCGCTCGGCCTCCTGGTGGATGCGCGCCTGTTCCTCGGCCGAGATCGGATCGGCGACCCGCCGCCCGGTGATCAGCTCGCAAGCCGCCACGAATTTCAGCCCCTCGGTCTGCATCACCAGGTCGATGACGCCCGCCCCGGCCAGCCCGCAGCGGCGGCACAAAAAGGTGTTTTTGGTCGTATGGATGGCAAAGCGGTCGGTGCCGCCGCAGCGCGGGCACGGCCCCGCCTTGTCGGGCCCGGGCCCCAGCTTCCAGCCCTTGAAATCGGCCCAGCTCCAGCAGCTGACCGCCATGGCATCGTCGCGCAGCGTGGCCAGTTCCGGCGGCAAACTCATCTGCCGGCCTCCCGCCGCTGCCGGAGCGCCCGGAACGCTGCCCGGATTTCCGCCATGCAGGAAGAGGCGCCCTGCCCCTGCTCATAGCGCTCGAGGATCGCGCCAACGGCGGCCTGAAAACGCTTGTTTTTCAGCCCGCTGGCACCGGCCTGGGCAACGCGAATGCGATCGGCATCACTCATGCCACCGCCTCCCCGCCCTGCTGCTCCAGTTCCAGCAGCCCGAACAGGTCCGGCATGGCCAGTTCATCGGCCATGGCCTTGAGATATTGGCACCCATCGACGAAATAGCCCGGGTTGAGCTCGACCGCCCTACCCTTCCGGCCCAGCTTGAGCGCCCTGTAGGGCACGCTCATCAGCCCGCCGAACGGATCGAAGACGGTTTCGCCCGGCTCGGAATACTGGATGACGCAGCGATCGATGATGTCGAATTGCAGCGGGCAGAGGTGCATTTCCCGCCCCGCCTGCGCCTGCAAGGTGTTCATGGAGAGCATGCGGGCAACATCGGTCCACACATCGTCATGCTTGGAGTGCGGCGGCAGCAACATGAAGGTCGAGGGCAGCGAGCCCCATTCCTCCATTTCCTCGGCGATTTTCACGTGGTGCTGGAAATCGTAGACGGCGTTGAGCTGATAGGCCTTCCACAGCCGATAGATCACATCGGCGTCGAGGCTGCGCAGTTCTTCCCCGGTCAACAGCCGATTGCCGGACACCGGCATGTAGCCATGCGCATCGAGCTGCCAGCGCGCCCTACTGTAGCCATCCTCGGCGCTCCAATGCCCCTGCTTCCATTCCTTTTTCGGCTTGACCACCGGGTCGTCGGCGTAACCGTTGGAGTTGTCGCTGGGCGGCTTGCGAAAGATCAGCAGATACTCGGGCAGCCCATTGCCCATGCGGCTGCCATCCTTGCACTGCTCCGTCCAGCCCAGCCGATAGGTCTGGTTGTTTTCGCGCACCACGTCGGTGGTAATGGTCTTGCGGCTGAGGAAGGCGAAACCGTGCCGCACGAAGGCGCGCACGCAATCGTCGGAAAAGGGATAGACGGTCTGGAAGCCCAGCCCGGTCATGCCGCCCGGCACGATCCGATCCTTGACGTGGATGGCCGCGATCCGCCCCGGCGCCAGCACCCGCAACAGCTGCGGGATCAGATAATCCATCTGCGCCCAGAAATGTGCGTTGTCGTCGGTGTGGCCGAAGTCGGCATAGTTCGGGCTGTACTCGTACTGCGTCGAGAACGGGATCGAGGTGACGATCAGATCGACGCTATCAGGCGCCATGCTGGCGCATTCGGGCACGCAGTCATTATTGACCAGGCAATAATTCTCGCCCGACACCTCGACTCGCTCGACGCCCATGGCGCGCGTCAGGCTCTGGGCCATCGCCGAGGCGGTGAGCCCGTATTCGCGGATAATCTCTGTCATGATCGCCATCTGCTCGTCGTGCCGGCGCCATTTCGCTTCAAGGCTGTCGCGCACCGGCCGCTCCGCCTCGGTATAGATGAGGTCGATCCGCACCCGATGCCGCTGCAAAAAGCGGTAAACCCTGTGCACGGCCTGGATGAAATCGTTGAATTTAAAGCCGATCCCGAGGAACACCGCCCAATGGCAATGCCGCTGGAAATTGCTGCCCGAGCCCAGCATCGAGGGTTTGCCCGCCAGCTCGCGCCGGCGCCCCTCGGCAAAATCGGCCAGCAATTCCTCGCGCCGCCCGAGGTCCTGGCTGCCATAGACCGTGGCGATGCCGGGCAGCGCCGCCTCGATCGCGTGCCGCTCGGCCTCGAGGTCGTGCCAGATCAGCCGATGCGCTGCCGCGTCGATCTCTCGCAGCTCCAGCATTTTGGCGACCCGCGCCGGCAGGCTGTCGCGCTTTTCCCGCGCCGCGTCCGCGAGGCTGGCGGCCGCATTGCGCAGCAGGCGCCCCTGCCCGCTTTTTTCGACCCCGGCCGTCGAATGGTCGGCCGGCAGCTCGTGCCAGTGCACGTCGAGCCCGGGCAGTTCATAGCCCGCGTCGCTGTGCCCCAGATCCGATGGCTTCTGCACGAAGAGGCCCCAGCTCGCCACCCACAGCCAGAACTCGCGTTGCTTGTGCGGGTGAATGGTGAGCGTGTCAGCCTTTTCGCTGTTGCGCTTGAAGAACCGCGTCTTGGCCTGGCCGATATCCATGACCTCGAGAAAGGCCGAATAGGCCAGCATCTCGACATATTCATTCGGGCTCGGCGTCGCCGTGGCGACGAATTTGAACCGCACCCCATCAAACAGCCGCATGAATTCGCGGAAGGTTTTCGTGCCGCCGAAGCCGCGCAGCACCGAGGCCTCGTCGAGGCTGGAGGCGGTGAAGCGCCGTGGATCGAGCTTGCCGTCGCGCACCGGCTCATAATTGGCGATATAGAGCCCCGGCCCCTCGGCCTGGTCGTCGCGATTGATGAATTTAAGGCTCGGCACCCGCTCCTTATGCCCCGCCTGCCACGCCGCCAGTTCGGCCCGCTGCGCATCGCTGATATCGGGATGGTCACCCGTCGCCAGCGTGCGCACATCGGCCATGAATTCGCGGCGTACGCCCAGCGGCGCCACGATCAGCCCCATGCCGCCGAAGCGCGCCGCGATGATGCGCAGGATTTCAAGCTGCATGAAGCTCTTGCCCAGCCCGAAGGCGGCAAAGATGGCACGGCGCCCCCCGAGACAGGCCCAACGCACCATGTCTTTCTGATGCGGTTTCAGCAGCGGGTTGATCTCATCATCGCTGACGGCGAACCCGGAAACCGGCGCCATGGCCACCTTGGCGGCAAGAAAGTCCTCGTAGCGTAGTGGGAGGTTCATGCCTGCGCCCTCACCGTTTCTTCTGCCCAGCCGCCCCATTGCTCGGCCATGGCCGCAGCGACACCGGGGAAAAACCGGCTCCGCTCCTTCTGCCGCTCCGGTCCGGGTGGCATGCGCCAGACACGGTGCACGATGGCTTCGGGCTTTTCGGGATGCGTCGGCACCAGAACCGGCAGGCCCTTGAGCCAGATGCAGGTGCGCTTGGCCTCCCCGTCCCCGAACTGCCAGGGCTGGATCGATTGGCTATGCTCGACAAAATTGACGATCCGCGCCTTGGCGTGCCGGTGCATGACCGGATTTTCGATGGCGATCCGCTCGATCGGTGCATTCCAGCAGGCCGAAAACAGCGCGGCCCCCTCGTCGAGGTCACGCCACATCTCGTCCAGCGTCTTGCCCCGAGGCGGCGCGGTGAGCCAACGCACCCCCGAATTGCACAACCGCGTGCAGGGCGGATGGGCCACCATCAGCAAATCCCATCCGTCATCGAGCAGGTCGCGCACATCGCCAACAATATGCTTGTTCGAGCCATCCTCGGCCGGCAGCAGATCGCACGACCATGCATCGTGGCCGCGCGCCGCAAAGGCCCGCCGCACCACGCCGGAAAACTCGCAGGCGATCAGCACGCGCAGCGCCCTCATCGCCCCACCCCCAGCGGCACGCTGCGCCGATGATGAAACTCCGGCCCGCCATCGGCGACGACGGCCTGGGCCTCGAAATCGGCAATGGCGCTCTTGAGCTGCCGCACCTGCTCATGCGTAAAGCGCATGCCCACGACGCCCGAAGGCACCGCCACTTCCAGCAGATGCCCGCCCGACGGGTCGATGATCGCCCGGGCGACGATCTCGCTGATCTCGATGCGCGGCGCCGGCCTCATGGCTGCGCCTCCCGCCTTGCGGCGTTCTGCGCCGTGGCAAAGGCCGAGGCGGCATGGCGCTGCCGGTCGCGGCTCGACAGCCCCATCACCCGGGCGCGGTTGCGCACATAGGCCTTGCCGGCCTTGCCGGGGCGCCCGATCTGGGCGGCCAGCAATTCAACAATCGGGCCGCCCGTGACATTGCCTTCATAGGCGCCGCGGATGATCGCATCCGCCTCGGCCGTCGAAAGGGGGGCGGATGGCGCCGCCGTCGCTTCGGCGCCATCCGCTGCGGCGTCCCTTGCGGGTGCCGCGCCCGGTTCAGCCATCGCCGGCCGATCCTCGTCGCCATCCAGCGCCTTGAGCGCCGCCGTCGCCAGCGCGCCCATGGCCTCGATAGCCTCGGGGGTAAAATCCACCGTCTCGCCGTCCAGCGCGGCGATGCCGCAGAATTCGGCCAGCTTTTGCAGCGCCGCGCTGCTCACCCGGTCGCTGGCCAGGCTGAGCGCCAGCACCGAAAAGCCGAACTGGTGCCATTTGCGCGGCGGCAGCGCCACGACCGGGGCCGGCTTTTCCGCCCTCACCGATTTCGGCCGCGGCGGGCTGACCACCGGCGCGTCGGCGGCGAGAATTTTCTCGCGGCTATCCTGCACCGCGCTCTCGAAATCATCCTCGGGCAGCGCGGCCAGCTTCTGCGCCCGGCTCGACAGCTTCTTGTCGACCCCGATTTCAGCGAGGGTGAAGGGCTTGTCGGCCACTCCGCCCATTGCGGTACCGTCGAAAACCGGTTCCCCTTCGGCACCGGTTTCCGGTTCGGTCAGATTGCTGTTGGCCGGCCTGCCGCCCTGGCTCAACTGGCCGGCGTCCTTGACCTTGCGCAGCAGGATGCCGAGCTTGCGTTCGGCCCGCGCCACGATCTCGGCAGCGTCGGCCTGCAGCTTGCGATCCTTGGCGATCCGCGCATAGGCCCTGGCCTTTTCAGCGTCGTCGCGCAGCCTGGTCACCTCGTCGAAGCTGACGGCAGCGGCCAGCGCCTCGCGCGCATGCTCATAAACCGCAAGCTGGCTCATGGCCGCACCGCGCTGCGCAAGTGTTTGGCGTAGACTTTTACGGCCTGCCAGTATGCCGCCATCGGCGCCTTGCTTTTGCGCCACGAGGCCTGCGCACGCCGATCGCAGTCGACCGCAAGCTCTGTGAGCAGATCGACCAGGTCCGCTCGATATTCGGGCGGCCACAGCATTAGCTTCTTCATGGCCGGCAGGGCCAGGAGGGGATTGCGAACCTCCCGGCGATTGGAACGCTGGCTCATTGCCCGGCCTCCCGTTTGATCTGTTCGGAGAGCGCATGCGCGCTGATGATGATCGATTGCAGTTTTGGCAGGATGGCATCGGCCTCGGCCGGGCTGATCGCGCCATCGGCCAGCGCCTGGCCGATCTCCACCATGGCCCGGCCCAGCGCCTGGGCCATCGCCCCCGAACTTTCGATGATCGCCACCGGCCCCGCGCCCTGCGGCAGCGGCACCACCACGGCCCCGACAATATCGGCGAGCAGCTGCACCAGCGGCAGCGAGCCGGTGATGTCGAGCAGGTCGGCCACCACGTCGAGCGCCGGAAATTCCGGCCGGTTGCGATTTTCGTAAAGGCTGATCGTCTGTTGATCGACGCGCGTCAGCCCCGCAAAGCGCTCCTGCGATCCGACGCTTTCGCGCGCCAGCCGGAACTCGCTCTTAAGCGCCAGATAATAGTCCGCCCGATGCCGCCGGTTAGCCATGCGTAACGCCTCCGGCAATTACGCGGTGACAAGCCCCGCGCTGCGCGCGACAACCGGCAGCATCACGCGAGGACCCCGCGCCACCATGAGCAGCCGTTTCCCCGATTATCGCCCCAGCACCGCCCTGCGGCAGGCCATCGAGGCCCTGCGCCAGGCACAGAAAGAGCGCCGGGATAGCGCGGCGCAGCGTCTTAAAACGCCGCCCCATCCCGGCCAGTCTCAGGGAGGCCCCCATGCGCACACCCTTGCGCCGGGGCGAGAAGGCACCGGCAGCGGCGCGCAACACGGGGGGAAGAAAGATGCTGCCGATGCCCTCACGTCCGGGCGAAAGTCTGGTGATGATGGTTGACCTGCTCATGCCGGGCGCTCCCCGGCAGCTGGCCTCGGGCGCCCCATGCGTTCCAGCGCGCCCATGCGCGGCGCACTCACCGGCACCCGGTCGAGCCACAGCGCCCGCGACGAAATCCCGGCGCGCAGCATGTCGCGCATGGCATCAGACAAAGCGCGCTTTTCCAGCGCCGTCAGCCGCCGCCGGGTCATGGCGTGGCCTCCGACACTCTCGGCCGCGCAACGCCTGCGGGCCAAAGGCAATTATCCGGCCAGTTCTCCGAAAACCAGCGCATGGCATTTTCGAAATTGCGGGTATTCAGATCACCGCCGGAAGCAATGGCGGCCAGCCGCCCGCCACCATTGAAGAGCTTGGTGCTCAAGGTGCTGAGGGATGTGCCCGTTGCTTCCGCATAGGCATTGGCGACGACGATGAGTTGATCGGTGAAAGGCATCAACACGCGGTCCAGTTCGTAGCAGTCCCGCCATAATCGGATTTAATTCCGGCTTGTCAACGGATTTCATTCCGATTTTCTACACTCTGGTGCCAAGCTATTGTTGGGTATGATGGAATTTGATCCGAACACCCTCGCTGGTCGCATTGAGCGGCGCATCCAGGCGCTAGGAACCACCCCGACCGCCGCTTCGGTTGCTGCCACCGGCAAGCAAGACGCTGTTCGCAAGATCTATGACAAGGCCAGGAAGCACGAGCCGTTCTCCCCACGTCTCTCGACGATGCAGGGATTGGCCAGGGCACTCAAAACATCCGTCGCATGGCTTTCCGACGGCGAAGGCCCGGAAGAGATCGATGGGGAGGTCGTGCTTTCGCCCTCGCCCAGACCGCATAACGGCCAGCCGCTAAAGTTCGCGGGCAATGTGCAGGCCGGCGCCTTCCTGGCGACTGACGACTATTTCAACCAGGATTATGAAGTCGTTCCGCCCCATGTGCTTCCCGTGCCGGAATTTTCCCGTGTCCGTCAATACGCTTGGCGGGCCTTCGGCGATTCGATGAATGACGTCGGAATTTTCGACGGCATGTGGATCGTCGGCGCGGATGCGAGCGACTACATAGACACTTACGGCGATATCGTCACCGAGGACCTGGTGGTCGTCGAACGCACCAAGCATCACGGTGCCGAGCGAGAATTGACGGTCAAGCAAATCCACTTTTTCCGCGATCGTTACGAACTACGCCCCGTCTCCACCAACGAGAAACATCAGCCGATTGTCGTCAAGCACAACCATGATGTTGATGCGGATGGAATAGAGGTTAGAATTATTGGAGTTGTGCTTACAGCATACGCCAATCTTCGGCGCCGCAGATAGACCAGCATCGGGGGGAGAGAATGGTCAAAGTACTGGTTTCCATCGGAGCGATAGCAATAGCGCTTGGCATCCTGTTCATGATCGCCGGCTTTGTCGCGGGCGGCTCCTGGCTGCTCCTGCTGGCCGCGCAGGTCGGCTTGCCCGGCATCATCAGCGGCATCGTCTTTATCGCTTTCGGCCATGTCGTCGAGCTGCTCGAAAGCATCAACGCATCCCTCACGGCCACCAGCGAGGCGCGCCGCCAGGCCGGCAAGCAAAGCGCAACCGTCACCACGCTTCGCCTGGACGAGCTGGCCGCCCCCGTTCGTGCCCTGCGATCCATTGGCGACGCGATCGGTGGCATCAACGAAGCTCAGCGCTCCGCCATCGTTGACTTTATTGGCATCTGCAATGGCGGCGAGATCTCGGCCAGCCAGCGCCAGCAAGCTGCCGCATGGGTCGACACAACGGCAGGTGCGCTGCAAACAGACCTCGATAGCTTCCGCCAGATGTCGCCAGGCATGGCCACCAGGTTCAGAACCGCCATGGGCACCGTTGCGAACGCCAGCGGCGTCATGCATGTGGTGGGAGATCGCAAGACGAAACTCGATGCGGCGGTAGCGCGCCTTCAGTCCGCTCTGCCGCCCGTGCCAAATCGGATTTAATTCCGCTTCCCGATTGACACCGGATTTAATTCCGACTTACCTTCCCTCCAGTTTCACAGCTGGAGGGCATCATGCTCGCAACCGCAACTCTTGCCGGCCACGGCCCCGGCGCTATCGACCGCCTGGTCGATGACCTGATCGAACTGCAATCGGAAAACGACGCCACAAGGCAGCGCCTCATCGAGCGCGGCTGGACCCGCGATTTCCTCGAGGCGCACGAGGCCGAGGCGCGCGCCGCCGCCAATCAGCGCTTCATGCGCGATATCGACGCCGCGCCGCACCGCTCGCTGACCGCCGTGCAGAACGACATGGCCGACATCATCGGCGCCCTGCTGCCGCCGACCCAGCTGCTGGTCGCCGAACTGCAGGCGCGCGGCTTTTCCGCCGCCCATATCGACCTGCTGCTGCACAAGGCCCGCGCCAAGGCCGCCCTCGCCTTTTGCCAGGGCCAGACCGGGTGGGCCAACTGATGGACAACGTGGAAACCCACAACCGGCTGGCCCGCGAGTTCGTGCAGATGGCCGGCAACCAAACACACAGCCACGAGGAACTGATGGTTCTGGCCGAAAGCGTGATGCTGGCCACCATGACTTTGCTGGTGCGGCTCTACCGCATCGCCCCAACCCATGCCTCGCTCTATATGGAAGCGGCTTTGCAGGCGGCCACCGAGCGCTTCTCGGAGCTGCGGTCATGATCGAGCGCCTCGCCACCATCCTCGAAAGCGATATCGGCCTGCTCCTCCTGGGGCTGGCCACCATCGCCCTGATCTGCGGCGGTATCCGCTGATGACCTCTCCCTTTCGCAAGACCATGCCGAGCGGCATCATGTTCGATTTTTCCGACCCCCGGCCGGAAATGATCCATCTCGACGATATCGTGCACTGCCTCACCCGCACCAATCGCTGGGGCGGCAATATCGAGCCGGTGTCCTATTCGGTGGCCCAGCATAGCCTCGTCACCGCTAGCGCCTGCCGCCTGCCGGCGGCGCGCGTCTACGCGCTGCTGCACGATGCGGCCGAAGCTTATATCGGCGACCTGCCCACGCCCCTCAAACTCTGGCTCGAGGACGCCGGTGCCGGCATCGTCGGGCTGGAAATGCAGATCCTGTTCGCCGCGATCTTTCCGGCCTTTGGCCTTACCCCGCCCGGCAAGGAAATTGCCGCCGATGTGCACGAGGCCGACCAGATCGCGCTGGCCACCGAGTTTCGCGATATCGTGCGAGGCCGCAACCGCGATTGGGCCCCGAAGGCCCCGCCCCTGCGGACACGCATCAAGTTCCAGCCCGTCCCCAAGGTCGAGGAAGCGTTCCGCCTCGCCCTCGAAGGCGCGCTGCGGCCCTACGGCAAGGTGGCGTGATGGACCCGTCCCTGTTTTTCGGCTTCGCCTGCCTCGCCGGCGCCCTGGTCGGCATTCTGGTGAGGGGGGCTCGCTGATGGAAAGCGAACGGCCCTTCACGCCTGAAACCCTCGCTGATCGTTGGGGCTGCTCTTCGCAGCACATTCGTGATTTGGTAGGAAGCGGGCGCCTGCGAGCCTTTCGGGTTGGCCGGCTGATCCGCATCCCCGCTGCCATCGTGAAGGATTTCGAATGTCCGGAATGCGAGCCAAGCTCTATCGCGGCACCTATTATGCCGTCTGGTCCGACGCCGCCGGCGCCACGCAACGTCGCTCCCTTCGTACCATCGATCGTGAGGAAGCCGAGCGCCGTCTGATCGACCTCCGCGTTGCCATGGCAGCGCCTCCCGGCGCCACAACCGGAGAGATCGTCCAGGCCTATCTGGACGAGAAAAAAGACCGGATCGCCGACCACGCCCGCCTGGAGAACGGCTGGAAACAGGCAAAGGCCACATTCGGCCATCTCCGCCCAGACCAGATTACCCGTGAAATCTGCCGCGACTATACCGCGCAGCGCCAGCAGCAGGGCGTGGCCCTGCGCGGCCGGCCGACCAGCGACGCCACGATCCTCAAGGAGTTGAACATCATCCGCCAGGCGCTCAACTGGCGCGGCGTCCAGGGGGCTGTCATCGAGGCTCCCAGCGCCCCGCCGCCGCGCGACCGCCACCTGACCAAGGCGGAATTTCAGCGCCTGCTCGAGGCCTGCGGCATGGCCCACATTCGCCTGTTCATGGTTCTGGCTCTGTCCACTGCCGGGCGGAAGTCGGCCATCCTGCAATTGACCTGGGACCGCGTCGATTTCGACCGTAATCAAATCCGGCTTGCCGTCGTGGGCGAAAGGAACCGCAAGGGCCGCGCACTGGTGCCGATGACCGACCGGCTGCGCTCCGAGCTTCTGATTGCCAAGGATGCGGCCCTGTCTCCCTATGTCGTCGAGTATGCCGGCGGGCCAGTCCTCAACATCAAGAAGGGCTTCGCGGCCGCTGTGGCGCGCGCCGGGCTGGGCGACATCACGCCGCACGATCTGCGACACAGCGCTGCCGTCTGGATGGCCGAGGCTGGCGTATCGATGGACGAGATAGCGCAGTTTCTGGGCCACAGCGACCCACGCATTACCTATCGCGTCTATGCGAGATTCAGTCCCGAATACCTGCGCAAGGCGGCCTCGGCGCTCGATTTCTAG